GGTGAGGGTGACCATCGCCGAGTCGATATCGTCGACGCCGTCGACGATGCCGCGGGCGAGGTCGCCTGCCAGGCCCTCGGCGGACTGCTGCGCCTTGAAGGCCGCCACGTCGAACTGCTTCCAGATCGGCTTATAGGTGGCGATGGCCGCCCGCTCGATGCCGGGCTTGGCATCGGCCAGCGCCCCCTCCATGCGCGTCAGGTTGGCGCGGAAGCGGTCGGTGGCCACCTTCTGCCGGGCCGCGACCGTGTCCATCGAGTCGCCAGCCGAGTCCATCGTGTCGGCGATGAGGTTGGCCATCGGCAGGATCGAGTGGCGGACGTCGTCGGCCAGGCCGCGCATCTCGTCGCCGGTCTTGGGCACTGTGCCGTTGAGGAGGTCGAAGGATGTGTTGAGCGTGCGGATGCTGGCGCTCGCCGTGTCAGCGGCATCGGCCAGCGGCCCGGCAGCCACCCGGCCGACCGACTCGCCGAGCTCGTCCCAAGAGTCGGCCAGCCGGTCGGCTGCGGCCTGCTGCGTCTTGCTGTACGCCTCAGCCTGCCCGGCCGCCACCTTCTGGACGGCGGCCAGGGCCTCGGTCGAGGTGGCGCCCTGCTTGAGCACGATGCCGAGCGCCTTGAGGGCGCGGTACTGGCCGCCCTCGACCTTGACGAGTGCGGTACTCGCGTCGACGAGGCTGATGCCCTTGAAGCGCGCCAGGTCCATCGCCGTGCGCTGGATGGCGAGCGCCTTCGTGACGTCGTGCGTGGCACCGACCAGCAGCGCCAGCGAGTCCCGCGTCTGGTCGTCGCTGAAGGCCATCCGCTGGTTGGCCTTGATGGCGCCGTCGATCGCGCCCTGGTGCGTCTGCCAGCCCTTGACGTTGGCATTCAGCGACGCCGTCAGCCGGCTGACCGAGATCTCGTCCTCGCGTGCGGCCTTGATGCCGTCGAGGAGGAAGCCGGTCGCCCCGCTGACGGCGCTGCCGAGCAGGTTGAAGGCCGTGACGCCGGCGGCGATGCCGACGCCCTGGAGGATGCCCTTGCTACCCGCCGCCTGGAGCTTGGTGAACTTGTCCTTGATGCGGTCGAGCTCGGACGAGGCCTTGTCGACGACGCCGACGCCGATGCGGACGCTATTCGCCATCGTCAGCCTTTCCGAGGTCCGGGTCGAGGAGCGCCATCATCTGCATGAGCTCGCGTGCGTCCTCCGCCAGCAGTGTCGTCAGGGTGTAGCCGGGATAGCGGCGCAGGATGGCGTCGAGCGTCTGCGCCCGAGCCAGCTCCGGCGGCTTCGTCAGGCCGGCTCGTCCGACGCTGTTGAAGCGGAAGACGCTCGCGGCAAAGGGCGGGGCACGTCGCGGACCCCATCCGTCCAAGCATCGAGGACGGCCACGATCCAGCCGAAGTCGCGGACCATGAAGCCCTCGACGGTCAGCGGCTCGGCATAGGACCAGGACTCGACGTAGGGCACGAAGGTCAGCAGCAGACCGCCGATGTCCTCGCGGTTGAGGCCGACGCTGGCCATCCGTGCCACCACGTCGAGGAAGTCGCCCATCGCCACCGGCGAGACGATGACGACCACGCGCTCGTCGGGGAAGTCGTCGAACTCGATGGTCAGCGTCTTGCTCATGCCCACCTCACGCCCACCCTGAAGGAACCCCGGCAGCGGTGGGCGCCTCTGCCGGGGTCCAGGTGCTTAGGTCCAGGCGGCGGCCGTACCGCTCGAGAGGCCCCAGTTGACGGTCCACGTCAGCGAGCCGTCGGTGCCCATCGCCAGGGCGTAGTTCGTGGTCACGGCCGTGAAGGTCAGGGTCGCGGGACCGGGGTAGACGATGACGAAGGTCTTCGAGCCCGGCGTCTTGAGCGTCGCGTGCGACTTGCTGGCCGTGATGTTGAAGACGCCGGTCATGCTGCCCGTGCAGTCGGACCGCAGCAGCAGGCGCTCGACGGCGCTCTTGTCGAGGCCGGTGATGTCCTGCTCGCCGTAGGGCGTGTCGACGTTGATCGACGTGACGTCGTTGCTGATGTCGTTGCTGGCGACCGTGACGCTCGTCGTCAGGCCGGAGACTTTGGCCATGAGGCTCTCCTATGGGGCTTCGAGGTACCTGACGAAGACGAGGACCGCCACGAGGTTCGTATAGGTCCCCGTGACCTCGACGCGGGTGTAGCGGCGGATGGTCGCCGTGACGCCCGTTTGAACGCGAGAAGTGCCGGCTGCGACCGGCGTGAAGACGATGCTCGTCGGCGCGAGCGCCGCGAACGTCGAGTCGTTGGCGCTGTCGGTGACGGTCACCGTCGGCGTGCCCGATCCGAGGCTGATGGTGTGGAGGTAGCCGGTGGCTCCGAAGAGGCTGCTGGTGGCGCCGTAGTCGATGCTGGTGCCATTGACGGTGCCCGAGGCGAAGGTCTGCTTGCCAGTCGTCAGCAGGGCGCCCCACTCGAGGCCGTAGCCGTTGGCATGGGCGGTGTTCTCGACGACGAGCGAGCCGTCCTGCCCGCGGGTCGGGGCGTAGCTGACTTGCTTGGCGATCATCGAGGCCGCCGGCTCGCCGACCGTCGAGCCGTGCAGGTAGGAGACCTGGACGTCGGTGCGCGGCTGGGCCGAGAGGACCGGATGTGCCTGACCGGCGACCGTGTTCCAGAAGGAGGTGAAGCTGAGGCTGCCGTCCTTGAGCAGGACGATCCGCTCGAGGGCGGACTTGTCGATGCCCGACACGTCCTGCACGCCGCGGGACGTCTCGATGGTGCCGAGCGCGCCGATGTCGCCGCTGACGTCGTAGGCGCCGACGATGAGCGAGGAGCCGAGGCCCGAAGACTTCGCCATGTGCTACTCCAGACCTTTGGTGAGGTTGGCGCTGATGAGGGCGCGAGCGCGATAGACGGCGGACTTCCCACGGCGGAACGGATGCCAGCGCGCCTCGATGGTCGCCGCGGCGGCCTTCGTGCGGATGGCCTGCTTCTTGTCCATGCCCGCCGATACCGTGGCCACGGCCGCCCAGAGCTCCCAGTGCTTGCCGGTGCGCGGGCTGGTCGTGTAGCCGTAGGTGTGGTCAAGCGTCCAGCCGGTCCAGTTCGGCATCGCGCCCTGGTGGCTGGCGATGTCGCCCTTGACCGCCTCGCCGAGCTCGTCCGACAGGCCATCGAGCATGAGGCGGATGTTGGCGCGGACGGTCTTCTTCGGATCGCGGACGAAGAACGGACCCGACAGCTCGATCTTGGCCTGGGCGGGCATCAGGACGCCAGCGCGTATTCGACGTAGGCCAGGTCGAGCGTCCACTGGAGGACGATGTGGCGGGCGTTGCTGATGATGGCGATGTCGGGCTCGGCGTAGGACAGCTCGAGGTCGGTGACGTAGCCGCCGAGCGTGCTGTCGCCGAGCAGGCGGGTGCGGACCTCGCCGGCCAGTAGCTGCATCTCGACGTCGATGGCCGTGACGAGCTCCTCAGAGAGGTCCGTCAAGGGCCAGAGGGCCGCGATGATGAAGCGCTCGCCGACCATCAGGCCGTTGAGGACGCGCGGTCCGTCCATGTGCGGCGGTGCCACCTCGCCGCCCCAGTAGTAGCGGATCTGCCGGCCACGGGTGGCAGGCAGCCCGCGGTCCACGTCGAGCAGGTCGTCCGTCAGGGCGGTGCCGGCTGCGGCGAGGTGCGTCTGGAGGACGCCCAGGGCGGACGGGATGTCCGGGTTGGCCATCAGTAGGTGCCGAGCATCAGGAGGTCGGACAGGCCGCGGCGGATGATCGTGTCCTCGCCCTCGGTCGTCTGCTGCGGCGGGATGTCGAGGCCGCCGCTGGTGCCGTCGGCGCCCGCGTCCCGCGACTTCCAGCGCCGCAGGAAGAGGCGCAGGGTGACGTCGTGGACGCGCTGGTCGTAGCTGTAGCGGGTGATGGCCGAGCCGTCGACGTGCGTGGCGGCGGTCGTCCCGTTGACACCACGGACGACGGTCGCCGTGGTCCCGCTGATGGCGTACAGGTAGAGCTGCTCGGAGCCGATCAGGAGCGTCATGCCGGGGTAGAGGAGCGGCGTGGCGCTGGTCGTGAAGGACGTGGCCGTGGTGCCGATCGAGAGGCCCGAGGCACAGGTCGTCCCGGTCGGCAGCGTCACGTCGCTGTAGCCCCAGACGCCGAGGACGCTGGTCGTCTTGTAGCCGGTGCCGAAGTAGACCGGGCTGCCCTGGCCGTGGAGGATGACCTTGCGGTGT